GACAAGCTAAGATAAAATTGATAACGCTTTTGTAGTAAGCGATATCCTTTCCTGCAAACCAAATGTACCGCCATTGATACGTTTGGTTAAGCCCTCCCAGTTTTGGGCTTCAGCAAGCTCATTACAGCCATGAGTCTTCCAGAACCACCCTGCACTTAGGGCGGCATACATGGGAGATGCTACCAAGGCAGTATCACCAGTGACAAAGTTTTGATTCACTGCTTGGCCAAAGTGCCAATAGTTATCGTGGCCAGTCAGTTGGATACAGCCTCTGCCGTGGAATTTCCATCCGTCTCCCGAAGATTCATCACGATTTCCCATTCGATTAGCATAAATCCGATTGGCAATTTTCTCTGGATGGTGAGCGTAAACGGCAATCTCTTCTGGCTTAAATTTATGTCCGAAGAGCTTTTCCAAGGTTTCTGGTCTGTAGTTAAGGTTTTCTTCCAATGTCTTGAAATGGTTGCACTCATGCGAGCACTGTCCGATAAAAGCGGCCATTTTTTTGGCATCATTCATCCCAAACGTGGTAAATGTTGTAGTTAAGGGTTCTGACCATTCAGCACCTATACCTAACGCATGGAGCTTTTCAGGACTGATCATTTGACACCCTCGTTGACTGTCTGTCTTACTTGGTTGTATTGGGTAATACAGGCGTTGAGGCTTGTGATGGCGTTGTCTCCTTCTGTTGCGATGGAGATAAGAGCTTTGATAGTCTCTCGCTCAGATTCGCTTGGAGGGGCTGTATCTCCTCCGCTAGGGGCGGCATTTGTATTGGCTTGTACACCACAGGAGGAGGGGAGGCGCAACTCACCAGAGTCAGCCCTAGCATCAAGGCGAGCTTTGTTTGAATTAATTGCATTTCTTTCCTTCTGTAGTGAACTACTCAAATTTTTTACTTTTGTAGTTAGCTCTGCTTCTTTTGCCCGAGCTTCGCCATTAAGTCGCTCAATTTCGACTTGATCTTCTGTAACTCTTCTTTGATAACCGTGATGATCTGCGACATAGTAACCTCCTAAAATCATTAAAATAACACTGACAATCTGTACTGGGAACTTATATGTACCCAACGGAAACACGTAAGACACTACGTGTACCAAAATTGAACATATAAGTACACAATATGCAATATAGAGGAAAATGTTAGCGAAAAATTCAATCATTGACGCTATCCCTCGCATGAGCCATTCTAAGTCTTTCCTCGTCATCTTCCAAGACAGGTGGGCCTGACGGAGGGGGTGGAGGTGTCCAATTCTGGAATTGAACATTAGACTGTGGCATTGCCCCAAAAGGTTGCGACATAGCCCCAAAACCCATAGGCTGTCCGAAATTGGGGTAGCAAGGGGGCATCTGAGGTGTTGTGGCTTGTTTTATCGATCCCAAAGAACCTGCTATGCCCCCCGCTACTTTTTTGCCTGCAACGCCTCCTATTGCCCCCACAAGGAGGAGCACGATGTCGTTGAGCATCTTTGTATACGCTTGGTCAATCGGGGCCATAGCTTTAATAGGCTGAACCACAAAAGTGACGGAATAAAGAAGAGCAATAACAATGAAAAATAAAATGGCAGTAATAGATAGGACAACAATCGCCCAAACACGAGTGACAATTTCTTCATCTGTTAATCTATTCATTTCACTGGCGCGGTCAAGTACTCAGGACAAGTCTGACTAAACTCGCACTGAGGATGCTGACACTCTTTCTCATTAAAATGGGCAAAGTCTTGACACTTGTACCTGTAAGCATCTTTACAGGAAACTAGTAAAAGCGTGAGAATAATTACATATCTCATTCAATGACACCTTTGCTTTTTTGGTAGTCTAGATGAATACCATACATGAGTACGGAGAAAATAAATATCCATGTAACCACGCCCGTAGCCAAAGCCACTCGAACTTTCCATTTATCGATAAACTGGCGGCGCTGAAGGGCAACCAACTCACGGGCTTTTTTTCGTCACGCTCGATTTTTTCTCGCTCTTTTCGCACAATTTCGCGCATTTCTGTGAACTTTTGCCATAAACCGGGCATCCCGACCTGATAAATGATCATTTCTCTTAACTCAGTCTCCATCTGATCGATCTGCTGTTGGCGCAGAATTCTGTTCATTGCCTCTTCGTTGATGCTGATATTCTTGGGCAATGGGTTCTTCTTGGCTTCTTTCTCTGCTTCTTTGAAAGACTCTTGGTGAGTAAAAAATGCGCCAAGGTTTTTCCCAATATCCCCGACAATATCACCAACGTCTTTACCGTCCCGCTTGAAGTCTTGATATAGATCAATGCACTCACGAATCCCTGCATGAGCCGCCTTACACGCCGCAAAGATGGTGATTGGATCCATTAGATTCCAAAGAACTTGTGGAAAAACTGAGCCGCCACACCCGGCCCAAACATCACCATGGCCATCACAGCATAGATCAAATACTCGATCTTAGTCATGCGTCTTTCGCCATTCTTTAACGATGCTTCAATGTTGCGATAGCGCTCATCGCAAACAGCAATGTGGACGGCTAGGTCTTTCTCGGTATCGCTCATTCTTCACCTATGATTGCTGTTGATGTTTCTCTGTTAATGGTCATTTTACCTTCGCAGGTAAAGTTCCAATCTTCACTTCTAGAGTCTTTTTCAGTCTTTGAGGGTACATTTATTTCAACATTCTTGAATAAATATTCCTTTTCTCCCTCAAAGACTCTCCAACAATGGTCTTTTGAACCCCTTCCAGTTGCTCCCCTAGATTTGTTGAATCTGATTGAATACTTCATATCACCTCAGCCTCTGGTGGCGTGGTAATAGTCACTAGATTATTAACTCTAACACCAATATTGAAGTGAATAAACTTCAAAGGCTTTAAGGATGCATGGCGAGTAAAAGAATGGGGTGCCCAAGCATTGGCAAAAAATATCATCCCTGCCTCTGGCACAAAATTAATCATGTTACTAGCCTGAGTTGCTTCGTTCATATTGGATTCAGGAATATGAGCCATGACCTTACCGGGTCTAGGATCATGAACTACAACCCTTGATGACTCTGGCGGCACTTCAATAAAGTAGAAACCAACAATCTGCGCCCCATAAGGATGAACGTGCTCGTCCATTGCCGAATGTCTGTGGTGCTCTTGCCCCCAAAACTCAGTGAAAAATGTGACCTTATCATCCATTTTGTAACCCTGAGATTGCAAAATGTTCCAAGCAGTTGATGCAATGTAATTGCAAGCCTCTTCCAATCTTGGATCACCAAACAAGTTTCCAGTCATGTGAACTGGGTATAACTTGTCCAATAATTTATCGGTCTTACCCTTCTTCTCTTTTTTAATTAACTTTATGTTTTCGTTGAAAACAGCAGTGGCATCTTTGAGAAATTCTTTTTTCTTGATGGTATATACGGCTGTAGGGAAGTAAAAGTGAGCACTTAATTGCTGTTCAATTGCTTCTTGGTTTACTTCCTTAACTTCACCAACAATTTCAACAGAGTTTTCGTCAAACATAATCTTCCTTTGATAGTTAACAATAAGTTAGATTATGCACCATAAATACTATTAACGACCAATAATAGCCATTATTTCAGCCTCTGTAAGTCCAAGTGCTGTAAGTTTTGCAATTGCAGATTCCTTTTCTGCAATTGTAGGATCTACAACTGGCGTTGGTGTTACAGGTGCTACAAATGTCTCATTAGAATATGTATAACCTATACCAATTGTTATACCTTCAACATTAATTGCTGTATGAGTATTGGGAGCAGACCAAGAATCACCACCATCCCAAAGAATTACATTGTCTACAACATTTGTTTCTTTATTAATTAATGCGTATTTATACATTTTGATTACCAACTTCTAACAATAATTTGACCGTTTCCACCCTTGGCGCCTGCTCCACTGGCTCTTGAATTTCCAGTAAATCCTGCTCCCCCGCCACCACCACCACCACCGCCGGGTGTAGCTCCGCAACCACCTTTACCACCGGCATTTGTTGCACCGCCACCGCCGCCTCCAGAACCACCGCCGCCAGAACCAGTTTTAAACACAACGCCATTTTGTCCTACTCCTCCGGGTGCAGTTCCTCTTGTTGCTTGACAAGAAGCACAAGTTTGATACCCTTGACCACCTCCTAGACCTCCGGCTGTTGCCGCACCCGATGTGCAATTTGTTGTACCGCCACCACCGCCACCACTGGGGCCAAAAATAGAACTACCTGCATTGTAAGGGACAGCGCCATTAATTGGTGTACCACCAGCACCACCACCCCATTCTGCACTGCCTCCACCACAGACTGATGAACCGGCACCACCGCCCCCAACTGTATTAAAATTAGTTGTAGAACCAAAATAAGTGTTAGAAGGATAACCACCGTTTTTACCTGATGAAATTGCGGTTGGAGTGATACCAGCGCTACCAGAACCACCGCCACTACCACCCGGAGCTTGTGCGGCACCCACGACACCTTTGAATCCACCGCCACCACCATAAGATTTTGCATAAGCGGTTGCAAGTGTTGATCCAAAGTATGTATTACCTCCTACAACTCCAGAATTACCATTAGTTGTACAAGTTACCGATGCCCCACCGCATCCACCTGCACCAATTGTTACGTTAACTGTTGAAGTTAAACAAGCCGCTGAAAATATTGATTGAACTCTTGCGCCTGCGCCTCCTCCACCACCTCCGGGCTTTCCGCAAATACTAGCATATGAAGCGCCACTACCACCACCACCACCTGCACCCCAAACACACACTTGAACATAAGTAATACCTGCGGGTTTAGTCCAAGTACCTGAAGAGGTGAATGTTTGTAAGTTTGCACTAGAAGCCGATACGCAAGCCCAAACAGGAGTTCCTGCGCCTGCTGATTTCAAATATTGACCAGAAGTACCTGCGGCTGTTACTCCATGTGCAGTACCTGTTCCATAAATAATTGCGCCCGCTGTTGGCGTTGCAGTAGAATTTGTACCGCCATTTGCAATTGGTAACGTACCACTCACACCAGTTGTCAATGATGCTTGACCTGATGTATTTAGATTGTCGGCAAATGCGCCTAAATTACGAGGTTGTGTCATTGTCTTTCCTTACGTTAAAGCAACCCAAGTTGCTGTTGCAAAATCAAATTTATATTGTTTACCATCATCTGGATATGGTGGACGAACAACCCAAGAATTTGTTGTGCCTTGCCAGAAATAATTACCATCTGTTGGTCTTGGCGTTGGAGGAACATAAGCACAGGTAGCCTCGTCAAATGTCCATGCAGAGAAATTATCACGATTTGGTAGGGCTGACCAAGCATCTTTTACTACTTGTTGTGCTTCAGCCTTTTCTGTATCCGTCATGTCACGCAAAGCCCAAACATCAGTCCACACACCATTGACTTTTTGATAAGTTGGATCTGGTGAAGCAAGCACTTGATAAACGGTAGGAACAGGTCGTTCTACACGAATGAAGGGCTCCCACTCTGATGGGATAGATCCAAAAGCCTGAAGCAAGTTGTCTTCAAACGCAGGGTGATCAATTGTGTTTCCGTTACCGTCTGTTTTAATATAAAGATTCATTTTCTACTCCAAAATTAAGGCGATCCAACGCAAGTTGATGGGAATTGTCGGGTAGTTCCCGGCCAGACGATACGTACAGCACCTGTTGCGCCACATCCTCCTGCGCCATTTGGAGCAATTGTGGCGTTACCGCCACCGCCGCCACCTCCGTAACTACCGCCATTGCCACCAATTTTTGTTGTTGCGGTTACACCTGCACCGCCACCACTTCCACCGCCACCGCCATGACTGCAACCGCCACCACCAGCGGCTCCAGCAGTGCCGTTAGACCCTTGACCAAATAGGCCAGTGCCGCCACCACCACCGCCACCAAATTTACAACCGCCATATCTATCCATACCGCCGCCGCCGCCACCACCCGATCCTGCGGTGGGATATAAACCACCTGTGCCACCGGTACCAGAATATCCTCCTGCGCCTCCACCACCTCCCGGTGCCAAATACTGACATTCAGGTTCACTGCCTCCACCACTACCACCACCACAACCATGCGCTCTAACACCGCCACTAGCCGTGCCAGTGTAATTAACAATTCCACCACCACCTGCACATAAAGTTGCAGTACCAATCCAGAAACTATTGCATCCAACAAGTCCTGTAGCCCCTGCACCTCCTCCTGCTCCTTTTGCGGCAACTTTTAAAGAATAACTGTTTCCGGGCGTTACAGAAAAATTGTTAATATAACCTAAAGCGCCACCACCGCCACCACCACCTCCATTGGGGCCTGCACATTGGAAGCCGCCACCACCGCCACCGCCGCCGCCAATTGCAACTACAGAAACAGAAGTTACGCAAGCAGGAGCAACCCAAGAATAAGTGCCGGGTGTTGTGTAAGACTGTGAACTTGGAGCAATGGGCGTAGTAACACTATTACTATTGCCACTATAAGAACCATATCCAACAGAATTTTGTGCTCTAACTTGGAATGTGTAACTTGTAGATGCTGTTAAACCTGATACTGTAATTGGGCTACTAGCTCCTGTAGCCGTAATGCTTCCGGGGCTTGATATAGCTTGATAGTTTGTAATAGTTGCGCCACCATTAGAAGCAGGGGCTGTAAATGCCACTGTTGCCGTAGTTGCGCCAGTTGCTGTTGCCGTTCCAATAGTGGGTGCGCCGGGAACAACAGCAGAAATAGTAGCAGTTGTGTTTGAGTTTGCATTTATACTGCTAATAGCATTAGTCGCTGTAACTGTAGCGTAAAGAGTATTTCCAACATCACCTGCAACTAATGTATATGTACTTGATGTTGCACCGCCAATAGCAGTGCTTGGGCTTCTATACCATTGATATGTGTATGTTGGTGTCGGTACACCTGTCCATGTTCCTGTTGTAGTCGTTAAAGTTGACCCAAATGAAGTTGTTCCCGTAACAGCAGGAGCAACCGTATTTACGGGTGGTGAGCCATAACTACCACCAACAAAGGAATTAAGAATGCCACTCATGTCACATTAGTCCCTGTTAATAGCCATTGAGTTGTAGCAATCTTGATACAGTTTGCTATGCCATATTGAGCCAAAGTCCTAGATCCAGTTCCACCACCTTGCGCCCAAGTTAATGTGTCTGAAGTAATAGAGATTGTCACTGCATTTGCTGACATATTAATGAACTGAATCACTGTGCCAATTGGATATGCAACTGAAGCATTGGCGGCAATAGTGAAAGTTCTTGCATTTGCATCGCTTGCAGGGTGGAATATTGCATATCCAGAGTCTGCCAAAACAGTCGTGTAGTTTGCGCTTTGGCTATTCTGGGGAATATTTTGGTAGCCCAGAGTGCCAGAAACAGGCAAAGTTACAGAAGTTGCCGCAGTAACGGTAACAGTCGTTGCAAATGCACCGCTGAATGTTAAGTTTCCACCTGTTGTGAATGTTCCACCAGTAGAAAGATTACCGCCTACTGTGATTGTATAGGAGCCATTATTAACACCTGTACCGCCATAAGTGCCACCTAAAGTTCCCCATGTGGGTGACCCTGTACCACCAGATAGAAGTGGCTGTCCAGATGTGCCTGCGGCAGTGAATAAAGTCGTACTTGCGGCTGATTGGTAAGGCACGACACCTGCTGAACCACCAGAAATATTTGTGGCATTTCCTATAGCAGTTGTGTTATAGGCTATAAATTCAACAATATCTCCCGCGCTCGTGCCTGTTGCAAGAACAACGGTCGTACCATTTGTTGCCGTGTAGTCAGCACCATTTAAAAATGAGCCGTTCAAGTATACTTCAACGTATCCAACCGTGTAGGTCACAGTGAATGTAGTTTGACTGGCACTGGCAGTTATGCTTGTTCTGGTATAAGTTGAGCTTGCTCCACCACCACTGATACTTTTAATGGCTGAACCATTGTTGTAGTACAAAACACCATCAGCATAATTAAGTGCCAACTCGCCAGTAGTCAAATTAGACGTGGTAGGCTTATTTCCAGTGGTTCCACTGTTAAAAAGAATGATTGGGGTGTAACCTGATGCCGCCATGATTAATCCTTAGAAAGTTCCACCATTAATACCTGCTGTTAAGGTATTATTAGTGTAATTGTATGTCAATAATGTGTTTGTGGTAAGGGGTTGATTACCTGTTGCAGTCGCTGAAAATGTCAAATAATTGGTTGCGCCAGTACCTGCGGCCAAGGTCACATTGGTTGCCGTTCCTGCTGTAGCGGCATTCAAATTTGCAACTTGAGTTGTACTGGTAACAGTCAAAGGTGCTGTACCTGTAGCAACGGTCGAAACAAGCGTATTTCCAGTGACTGCTTGCGTTGATGTAATTGCCGAGCCTGTACTTAAAGTATTGGTAGACCAAAAAGTACTTGATGGAATTGATGCATGGGAATCCCAAGAACCTGCGGCTGTTGAATTACTCAATAAACTTACAGTTACAAATGCACCAGCTTGAACAGTAACAATTGTGGTGCTTGAGTTATTCTTGACAACAATAGTTCCACTACTTTGGTTGTTGTTAAATGTGAAATCTGCTCCATTTGGAAGCGTAGTTGCATCAGGCAATTGATAAGTTTGGCCACCAGAGCCAGTAACAACATAATTTGGTACTGAAGATGCTGTAAGTACAGTGGTTGTACCTGCGGCGGCTACGCTTGAATAACCTTCAAAAATTGAATTTGTATTAATATTGCCATTAGCATCTTTGACAACAACACCGCTTACGGCATTGGTAGTATTGCCTAAAGCAGTAGCAACTCCAGTTCCTAAGCCACTAACACCAGTGCTAATTGGTAATCCAGTGGCATTAGTTAAAGTTGCAGACGATGGCGTACCGAGTGCAGGCGTCACCAAAGTAGGGCTTGTGGATAAAACTACGTTTCCAGAACCAGTGGTGGAATAAGAAGCTCCCCAAGATGTACCTGTAGAATTAGGTATTCCTGAACTAGGATAAATCATCCCACTAGGTGCAGATTGCCATGAGGCGGTACTGCCATTTGATGTCAGTAAGTACCCACTTGCTCCAATAGGCAATCTGGCGGGCAAATTAGACACATTCCCAATTATCAGGTCACCTTGAGTGGTAATAGGTGAAAGATTTGAAAATGCAGTGGATGCAGTTGTTGCGGCAGTTCCACCATTAGCGATGGGGACAACGCCAATAGCAATTGTTCCAGTGCTTGTAATTGTGCCGCCAGTTAAACCAGTTCCTGCTGTGATTGATGTAACAGCACTAACCCCTGCCACGGCTGTATTTACAAAGGCAGTCGTTGCAATTTGTGTAGAGTTTGTTCCGGCTGTAGCTGTAGGCGCAGAAGGAGTTCCCGTGAATGTTGGGCCTGCACTAAGAACAACACTTCCTGATCCAGTGCTTGTAGTTGTTCCAGTTCCACCATTATTAACATTTAACGTACCGCCCAATGTTATAACGCCAGTTGTTGCAGATGCAGGCGTTAATCCTGTGGTTCCACCCGCAAAAGAAGCTACACCCGCAACACTGCCTGAAATTTGATTCAGAACAAATGCTGTTGTGGCTACTTGTGTAGTATTGGTATTAAGGGCGGCTGTAGGCGCTGTAGGCGTTCCAGTAAGCGCAGGACTAACCGCCAATACCACCGCACCAGTTCCAGTTGTTGATGCATTAGAGGCTGATGTAGCGCGTCCATAGGCATCAAAAGTAACTGTAGGCAGGGTATAAGAGCCTGCTGTTACTGCGGTCGTTGCAAGGCTGATTTGGGGGCTTGTAGACCCATTGGCAACCGATATTTGACCACTGACACCAGTTACTGACACGGTGCTGAGTGCTGTACCGCTAATGGCTAACAATCCTGTGCCAGTAGTTCCTACAAGGTTTTGTAGTACCGTGGACAATGAAATTGTGGGGTTTCCAGTCGTGCCATCTGGGTTTGTAATTGTTAAGCCAGTACCTGACGATGCAATTTGCACATTGGTCAGTGTTGATCCGCTTGTTTTAACTTGAATGCCATTGCCAGAACTAATCAGGGATGACAAGGCACCTGTTACAGCAATTGTGTAGCTACCTTGTGCGCCACCATCTGTAAATGTTAGACCAGTTGATACTGCAATTTGGCGGCTATTGGCCAAACTAGTCTGTTGTCCAACAGTTAAAAACGGTTGGGTTTGTGTAGGCTGTACAGAAATCGCACCAGTTGTCGTCTGGACTGTGACACCATTTTGCACAATCGGCACTGATTCCAAACCCGTGAGAGCACTGGCTAATGGTAATTGCGTTATGGTTACATTTGACATAATTAGCTCAATGAAAGGTTGTCAAGGTTGCCATTTTGGGCAGGATTTGAAGTGGTTTGCTCAGGAGATATAACAGCATTTGAATACTCGCCAGTTTGCAAGTTATTATTTGTTGTTGCCACATCTTGATCTGGTCTTGGAAAACGAATGTTGATACGTTCAGTCTTCCGAGCCGCAAGTCGATATGGGTCTTTCTCGTCAGCACAGCCTTCGTTGCATACACGCAAACCGGGAAAGTTTGGATCGTTTCTCATCACCGCATGAGGACGCTTCATCTTGCACCGATCACAAATCGCAATCGATATTGTAGACATTCCACGTGTATCAAGGAATATAGGCATAATTACCTCGTATACACAGAGATATTAGGTGCAAAGTATTCTGGTGATTTGTCGCGTTCTTCTTGTTCGACATCATAAAGATGCTTATCTGCCATCTTTTCAAGATACATGATTCTTTGAATGTCAACTGCAGGAAACTCCAAGCTCATTTTGTGAGCTAGTAAGTTAATTACAGCCTCATACCAACGATTCGGTATGGCCAATTGCCCCGAAAGGGCACCAACGTCTTGGATATAGGCTGAATACCATACAGTGACCTGCACAAATGAAGTAGAGGGGACTGGCCAAAGCGCCAAAGTGGGATTTGGTATTGTTCTTTCAAAATAATATTGAAAAGGTTGGTTGGCAGTAAAGTTTTTGTTAGGCAAATTGGTGTAATCGTCCCTATTTAGACGTGACATCTCAATTTCTGTGCTCATGTTTCCAAAATATAGCTCTCGCAACGCCAATGTAGTGCCATTAAATGCCAAAATACGGTAGTAAATGACATTGGATCCGGGATCTATGTCTTGCCAAATCCATTGGCCATCAGTCACCGTGACTGCAGTAGCCGTATATAGCGTAGTCCAGTTTGTATTATCGCTCGAAGACTGTAAGTAATAGCTCCAAGTAGACGTTCCCCCCCCAGAAATGTAGGGCATGATGCCAATTGAGCCTATATACTGAGGATTACTTGTGCCGTAATTGATTGCAAAGTTTCCATTTGCGCTTGTTTGTTGGCAATATGTACTGACATCTTGGTCATACAAGTTGGAAACAGTACCGCCTGCGCTAGAAGTATAGCTACCAGAAGGTTGCTTCATTTGCCGATATAAGACGTTTAGAGCGTCATTTGCACCCGCAGGCAGGGTGTACATATACTGGTTTGCATTACAGCCTATAACGGTCTTAGAAATGGCAAAATACTGTATTCCACGGTTCATCATGTGCGACAAAAGGAAAAAAAGGTTTTCCCTAGCCGCTAACTGAAGCTCAGAACTTATCTCTTCGGCCAATTTTCCGCACCTACGCGCCGCATGATCAATTACGGTTTGTACGGTAACTACGGTTTGACCTACTGTTCCTGAGTATGCCATTTAATTTCCTTACCAACCGGGACAGTTCCAACGCTTTAGTGATGCCTTAGCTCTTGGCGCATCTCCACTTGCGTGTTTTACTACCCCAGACATTCTTGCACAAAATGAATCCTTGCGTGAACCACCTTGGGGCTGTGGAGCCTTTAAATGGCTTCCTGTCTCACGGTTGTACTTAGCCCTGCCTTTAGCTGTGAGTCCCGCGCCTTTGTCTGTCGATAGTTTTTCACCTCGTCCGACAGCCAATGACACGCCACCACCATCTTTGTGCTTTGCAGTTTTAGCTGATTCTTTGAAAGCTTCAGCAGTTGGGGCACCCTTTGAACCAACTTTTCGCATTTTTTCATGAGATCCATGGGCAATCCTCTCTTGTTTTGCATGAATATTGGCATACAAGCCGCCTTTGGCCATTTTCTTCCCCTCATCAGCTTTGACAAATTCTTTGCCGACCTTCTGAGGAACACCACCAAACCCACCTTTTGTGTGGGCGGCGGCTTCCATCAGCCTGTGTTGAGCAGGTGATTTACTTGGCATATTAAGCTTGTGACTCTTGCCAAGATAAACGGGCAAATGCAGTACCGTTTGAACCAATTTGGCTAACCGTTACATACAAAATATCAGGACCATCAGGATAAGTTCCCGCTTGGCTTGTAGGCACAGTGTTTGACAATCCACCACCCAATATGCAATTACCAAAAGGTGCAACTGCAGTTAAGTCTAGAGTTGTTTGGCCTGCTGTATTGGTAAAGAATGCCGCAATGGACTCACCGCCAGTGATGGTGGTTGCTGTATTGGTATTCGTAGCCACTTGCACAATTGAACTTGTATTGGTGTTGTTTTGTGTTGGAGAAGCAAAAGAAGTGAATCCACTTGTTCCACCAATAACACCATTCAAGATGAACTGAACAAGATAACTTGTAGTAGTCAACATAGCAATCTCACGCATTTGCAACTGCAAGCGATTGATAATCTCTTTGACCCCCAATGTACCCACAGTGCCGTTATCCACCGAAGGAGCCACGCGAATAGCCATAATTGGCACAGCCGTAGTGCTTGAAGTAGATACAGCCGAAGTCATACCGTAGTTAAAAATCAACGATATGTCATTGGTAAATCCACCGTCCATAACCACTGATGAACCCCAGTGAGATAGTTGAGCGGCAGTATCAGGAGATGCATACTCAACAGCAATTGGAGCAGTTGCAGAATAGGTAAATGCAGTAGCGGCGGCACCACCTGTTGCGCCCCTTGTAGCGCCTGTCAGAGATGTAGATGTCAATCCAGTATAAGAAATATACTCAATGACTCCAGAAGTACCATTACCAATAATACGAGCACTTCCACCTGCAGGGTTGAATCCTGATGTGCTACTCACATTAATCGTAGTGTCAGAAACGCCAATACTTGATGTAATGGTTGTCAATGGCAATATACTGTTTTGCTCATAGTGTGATGGCAAGTTTCCTGAACGCATATATGCTTGATATTGCACATTGTTGTTCTGGAATCCATAAACATAAATGATTGCACCACTTGTTGCCCTAAATCCAAATCTAGCTACACCTGCACCGTACCAAGAATAGTCCATGTAGAACATTTGTATTTTGGTCAAGTCTAGGTTATATCCAGATGGATTAGATGCAGATCCAGAACCATCACACACATCCCACCATTGTGATTGTGGAATCTTAGTCTCAACAACCCTTGAAACTAGAGCATTCGCAATGGTTGCACCACGATACTCAGGAGTTATATAAAGTTGTGTGTCGCTAGTGATAGTCAAAACTCTGTAAGTTTGGCCGCGAATGGTAATATAGTCACCAACCACCAATTGGGTTGTAAATTGAGTACTGCTACCAGTTACCAATGAACTGTTTTGTGTTGCAGTAACTGTTCCAGTAATTTGGTTAACGCTATTACGCAATACGCAATATAGTGTTTGGCCATCAAATTGGAAGAAGATACCGTTTTGGCTATCAAAGAATCCAATCTTGTTGCTTGATCCATACCAAGAATATGGGCTAACGTGAGGGATAGAAGGTACAGTAGATGTGGCTGTAGCCGCTGTTGGAGTTGACAATGCGGTATAAGTAAATGTCAACGCTGTAGGTACACTGGTAATTCTAAAAATACCATTGTAGGCAGACTGATCAAATCCATTAACTTGCACATAAGTGTTAATAGTAAAATTATGAGGAGTCTTACTTGTAACAGTTACTGTTGTTCCAGATGAAGTTAATGAAGTAAACGCAATCTGTGGTTTTAAAATAGTACCAGTAGAGAACTGAATACCTTTACCAGACTGGTATCGGAAATAACGTCTTGTCTGTCTGAACAGTTGCTGATTAGGAACGCCTGCACCCGCAGTAAAGTTTACAGAGCCATCATAAGCATGGCAATCCACCCAACCCACTGGACGGGCATAAAGATTAGATTGACCTGCCGTGTTAGCAATAGTCGTAGATGGTGTTCCATTCACGTTTGTAAACGTGAAGGTTGTTGCTGAAGGTGTTGTTGCTACAGTTTGTGCGCCATTGATCTGTGTTGCAGTCGATGGTCCTGTTGTTCCAGTGATGTAAATGGAAGAACCTGCTGACAAACCATGTGGGAATGAAGTTGTACAAGTTACTGTAGAACCAGAAAATGTAAATGCAGTCGTGCCAGTCAAGGCAAAAGCGCAATTTGAAAACGTGTAGCCTTGATAGCAATAGGTAGTAGCCGCAGAATAGTTGTTGACAGTAGTAACTGGATTGGCAACTTGAACGGTAATAGATGTACCTGCGCTAACACCTGCGACTACATATGCCCAACCTTGAGCATTAGGATCAATTGTGTCCTCAATAAAGAAAGGCGTACCAGTTGCAACAGTCACATTTGATGCAAACGTAATGACTAGCTGATATGTATTAGCTTGATTGCCTGTAATAGCAGACACTGGCAATGCCGCAGAGGGCAAATAATACAATGATTGACGATTGTTTTCTAGAGAAATTTGCTCCCACTTGGTAGGCTGTTGGCCATACTCAAAGTCGGTATCAATCAAGGATTGGGGCGTAGATACACGCATTTTGTCTACAGCATCATAGGCTCCAGACCTTTGTGCCTGCTGAAGACGTAATTGATTGTCAGTATTTGACGTTGGGCCAGTGTAAACTGATAATTCAGACATTATTCCACCTATAAATCATGAAGTGGGAGCCGTAGCCCCCACTTTTCTTACTTTTTGATACTGCCACCACGCTTTTTAGGTGGTACAACTGTAGTTGATTTTACAGTTTTAGTCACGCTACCTGATGGAGGCGCTCCAAATCCCAAAGCATTCTTGACCATGTTGTATCCACTTGTTAGCGGCTTCAACATCATGTCACGCATTGCTATATTGTCGGCCTTGTCTTGTTTTGCAACAGAGTCATAGCCTCCATGAGATTCGTCAGTGGTAGAGCCACCACCATCAAACTTTTTTACGTGGCCACCCTTCTTGAACACACCCGACAACTCATTGATCCGAGTAGCTCTTGAAGGAGGTTTGTTAGCTTGGGGCATTACCACGGCAGAACCCTGTTTGTTAACAGAGCCCCCCGTGGCGAAGTGCTTTTTTGCGTGGCCACCTCGCTTGAATCCACCTGCATTAGCTTCTTTCACCTCACCAGTTTTGGTGTGTGATTTGCCCTTGGGTGTAGTATCAACATTGTAGTTGGTGAAGTGACCTTCATTGCCTTCAATGGTGCCCTCTAGATCAACCATGCCGCCTTTAGCATAGTGGTGCTTCTTAGCCTTGCCACCGTGCTTGAAACCGCCGTCATTGGCCATATCAACTTGGCCTGTACCGCGAGCTTTTCTATCAGGCATTGCAGTGTGCAAATCAGTGTTCTCGTAGTAGTGCTCATTACCCTCGATAGTTCCACCCATGACTGACTTGCCACGTGTTTCGCTCTCGTTGGTCTCACTAGGAATACGTGAACCAATTGCACCGCCACTAGCGTACTTGCCGCCTGAACACATAGCTTTATGGTGCTCCATCATCTTTTTGTGATGAGCAGAACCACCTTCTTTGTGCATTTTGGCATGGTGTTTAGCCATGTGCTTGTGGTGCTCAATAGAGCCTTCAGGATGGCCAGATTTATGGTGAACCTTACCACCATGCTTAAAACCACCTGCATTGCCCTCTTTGATTTCACCAGTACCGTGTGCTGTATCACGACCTGCACCAACAACCTTGGTTTTGACAAAAGGCTTTTGGTTGTTTTCAATGGTATTTTTTGTTTCAAAACTATCCATTTCCTTCCCGCCGTCAACCTTGCCACCCTTGGCATAATGATGTTTAGATCCACCAGTTTTGCATTTTTCCAAATGCTCCATGGCTTTATCTAGATGATGAGCACCGCCACCTTCTTTGTGTTTCTCAAGGCAAGCTCTGGCTTTAGCAAGATTCTTCATGCGCTCAGAAGCAGAACCACCTGCGGCCATACCTTTGTGGGCTAAGTGAGCAGGCATATGCTCGTGATGACGCAACTCTTTTTCAATCTTCTCAAAGCGTTTGTCTTCAGCTTCTTGCTCTTTACGAGTTTCGATCTCACCGCCGACAGCCTTGTGAGCCTTGCCACCTTTTTTCATCAAAGGAGTAGCCATTGCCTTGCGGCGCATAGCCATGCTAGGACGCATAGGAGCCGCACCTGCCATTGCAGGAGCCATGCCCATAGGACGTGCCATAGGCATTCCGCTCATTCCACCCATAGCGTGGTGTTCCATTGACTTGTGGCCGTGCTCTTCCTTGCTTTCATGCTTTTTGGAAACATGACCGCCTTTTTTGAGCTTCAGAATAACTGAAGGCTCGTCAGTCATCATTTTGGGCATTTGGACGAATCCAGTTGCACCCTTCATTGCTTTTGCCATGAATTATTCTCCTTTAAGCTTGGGTGATGCCAAGCAAACCAGTTGCTGTAGCGTTAGGGCCAACCTGAATTGCAGTCAAACCTAACTCAAGTACCAAACGGGCTAGACCGTTCAGAGTGCCGCCGGGTGCATAAGTGCCGCGCACATCAGGTGTTACTGAGGTAGAAGTAAACTGGGGAACCAAGCTCATACCAGAGGTAATTGTTGTGCCGCTAGTAGCAACATAAGTACCTGCCAAGTAGTTGGCTTGAGTTGTAGACAATTTACCAGTTGTACCGTTAATCTTTGTCCACCAGTAAGTAGTGTTCAATGAAACTCCGGTCAAAGTACCCAAAGCACCAGTCAACTGAATCAAAGTACCACTCTCAGGAGCATAGGCCACGGTGATAACGCCGGGCGTAGCTGATGTGAAGTTAGTAATTGATTGAGTATTGTAGTTAGTGGTGTTGCTGTAATAGCCACTCAAGTAAGTACCTGAATCAAATGCAAGTGATCCAGTAAACTTGTTAGAAAGGATATAACTAGCATCGCTCATACGAGCAGGCAAACCGAGGATATTTGTTGTATCAACAGACACTGCAACAGTGGTTGCGGCTGAATAAGCAACTGAATAAACTTGGAAGAAAGCCTTGCGACCACTGGTAGTTGTTGATGCAACAGTACCAGACTGAATGATTTCAGTCATTGATTGGCCGTAATAGTCATAACCAGTGATAGTTATAACTGAATTGGTGGGTGATCCTGATGCTGTGGTTACAGATACTGCACGTGGATAGTCAAACTGAATAACAGAAGTACCATCTGAACGAATAACAGTAGTTGTTCCTGCAGTAGCAGAAGCAGTGGCAAGTGCAGTACCACTATAAGTGGTTGCAGTTGTAGGTGTCTTGGCGGCCAATACAGCGGCAGTAGTGGCAACAGCAGGAGTTGTATCATATAGATACACACGTCCCATTGGGCCAAAGCCAACTGACATTGGGGAAGGATTCTGAAAGGCGCTGTTGGCGTTTGTGCCAACGTACGCAGGTGCATTGCCTAGAAATAGGTCATCTGAAAATTGGGGCATGATCTTTACTCCATGAAAAGTTGATCAATTAAAAAAAAGGGGAGAGGTTTTGCCCCTCCCCACTTTGGCATTAAACGCCTGCTGTACCAAACAACGCGCGTGGATCAGTCCAGTTAGGAATGTAACGCTCAGTTGCTTTATAACGCATTGAATCAGTCTCGAAATCACCTTCCATGGTTTTCTCCAAACGTCTACGCATCATGAGCTTCATGCCCTCTGGCGCATCAGTCTGAACCCACCATGCAGTGGCAGAAGTCAAGCGTGACAATACGGCGGCACCCTCGTCTAGCAACCCGATTGACTTGATAGGATTCAAGTCATTGTTTGCTGTACCAGTACGGAGAACTGATTTCAACAAAACTTCAGCTTGGAAGATGTTACCGGGGGCAACAACCAACTGACGGGGAACCAAACGGATTTTCTTACCATTGTTGTCCACAGATTGACGGATTTGAATCAACATCTGTTCAAGAGATGTTTGGCTCAAAACTGCGGCTGAAGACAATTGGTTAGAGAATGTACCGTTCACGATTGGGTGAGCAGTGTTAATCAACGACACGCCATCACCACCAAGATAGGAACTATTGAAGGCTCTGTTCAAAATGTTTGCACAGAGAGTTTCTTTAGTTTCAATCAATGATTGTGCTAGGTGACGAGCATACACTTGACCGATACGGATGTGATCGCCATCTTCCACCAACACTTTTGTCAAGGCAAAGGCTAAACCAAAGACTTGATAAATATAGCGTTGTAGGAAGAGAACTCCACCCTGTTGGTAGCTGACAGGTGTACCGTCAGGCAACTGGGGAGCGGCTCCAAATCCATATAGGACAGGCTCTTCATGGTAGTTACGTGGAATACCGTCTTCTTCACGGAAAACACGTGACCACTCGTCTTCACGTAGGTCATAGACTCCATCAAAGCATTCGTTGAGAATTGGTTCAACAATACTTCTAAAGTCCGTACTTCGCATTGGTGCGGCCATAATTTACTCCTTATACGACAGCAGTAGTTGCCGCAACAAATTGAACATATGGTAATTGCACACGGACAACCGTGTATGCATCACCCCAAGCGTTGTCCACCAAAGGTGCAAGATCAACAACGCGCATTTGGCCTTGAGCGGCATTGGACTGAGCAGATGCTGAAGCCAATGTACACTGAGACAAACCAGTAGTTGTTGAACCACCAGTAATTGCGCTGAAGTTATACTCGCCACCAATAGAGGTTTGAGCTAGAGAACCATCGGCTTGGATTTCATAAACGATGTTTTGGTCGTTATAGAAATAAGCAATACAAGATCCAGTGATGAATGTTGTGTTTGCAGGCCAATAGTTGGACACACGGCGGCGACCAGTAGAATCAGTCCACTCAACGCCTGCGAACGCACCTGCGACTTGGTAGCCAGAGGATGCGGCGCTATTGCCGGGTGTAGCTGAAGGTACGATTGTGCCGTTAGAGATTCCAGACAAACCAGTAGCAGTCAAAACTGCGGCGGTCACATAAGAAACAGGTTGGCCTTTCAGAATACTGACGGACAAACCAGATTGAATCCCATTAGCTAACGCTTGAGCACGATCCAGACCAGAAGGGTGAAACGCAGGGCGTAAGCCAAAGGGAGCATTCGATGCTGACATAAACTACTCCTTTTGTTAAATAAACCTTACCCGTAAAAGACGGGATTAGGCACATTATTTTTGCTTAACTGTCTCAACCCATCACCTTCGATGTCAGCCAACCCACGTCCAGAACTATCTTGAGTTCCTTGGAGTTGCTCAACTTGGACTCTGATCTTGTCAGCTTCTTCATTGGGCAAGTCGTGGTGCATATGCAACATAACCTCTTGGTACATATCCATAGGGATCTTAAACAAGAGCATTTCATTACAAGCTACATAACCAACGTGTTCTCCGGCCTTGACTTTGTAACCCTCGAATCCAGATACTTCTTCCGATTTAACCGGAACATATCCTAATCGCATACGCTTATCAATGCTGTCGTAACTGTTAGTAGATGACAACCAACATACGTGCCATCCGGGAATGGATGGGGCTTTGGGTAAAGCACTTTGCGTCCACTCTTCGCTCCACATTTTTTTACGTTCATGCGAACTAGTGAACTTTTCTTCTGGTGCCAGTCGGGAGTGATCTTCAGTTGACCGATTCTCTCTACCGCCTGCATTCAAAGATTTTTTTAGACGTGATTCCATTTGCTAGATCCTTTATTGTTTGTTGCGTGATTCTTTGATATATCGCTGTATCATCTTGGCCTTTTTAACAGGGTCATCCCACATTCCTGCGTCCTTCATAGCCCTTACCTGTTCTGGTTCAAGTATGAATTGCGCCCTGTTAGTAGAACCGTTGACGGTTTCGCGTCCAGTTCCTCCCACAACACTCCTAGGTCTCCTTGCAGATGGATTTGCGTCCATAGTGTCATTGTACCTATGGTTAACGCGCTTTGACAAGCGTTTGTCCAATTCCGACCAATAATCTGGATCAGCAGGATTCCAACCTTCTTTAACTAGGTCTTCATCAATAACTTTTGCTATACGGCTGTCAGTATCGTGGCCATTTGGGTCGTACCATTCGTTCCTTTCCATCCAGTTAGCGGCATTGCGCTGTACTCGTGGATCGGGCAAACTATTGTTTTGCTGAGGCTTGATAGCGGCTTCTTTGTAACCTTTTAGGTCACGGATCGCCATCATCGCTTCGTCCCTTAACTCTTGAGCCTTATTGAAAGCCTCGCCGTCTTGGGAAGACATAGCCTCTGACATCTTCATCTTGGCATACTGCAGGCGCAACTCTTGGTCTTCTACGGCCTTGTCAATACGGGCAAGATCAGCACTGTGAGTCTTACGCTCAACAACAGCCAGACGCTCCATTAACTGTTCGTTTTGCTTTCGGAGCAGATTAAGTTGGGCTTCCTTCTCAGAAGTTGTAGCCTTGGCTATTTCCTTCTTGTATTTGCGTTTGTTGCGTCTAGCCTCACGGATGGCTTGTGTGTCATCAGGATGGTCATCTCCACCATCTTCTGGGACATTAGATATGTCTTTTGGACTATCTTCGGCATCATCCTCGGGGATCATACCCTCGGGTACATCAATCACGGCAGACCCATCGGTCTCTTCCTTGACTGTGAATTCTGGTTCTTTAGTTTCAGTTGTCATATATAGGCTCTCATGGCTAAGGGATCACCGATTACTTTGGCAATTACTTCATGGTCGTTGAGGATCATAAAAAGAGCTTTGTCTTCATGAATGTCCTCACCGGGAACTGCTACTTCCCATCGATCACCGCCCCATTTGGGGACTCGGATGTAGTCACCTACTGCACACCATGAGCCTTCTGGCCATGGATTCATAGTGTCTCGGTTTTTAAACGCCAATGGCCCGATCATCAGGACTTTGGCTACCATGTTTTGCCACTTCTCAGTCTCTTTTGTTTCTTCCAAAAGAATAATCCCTGAACCTGTAGTTTTCTTCTTAGTACGCTTTAACTGAACTAAAATTCTTCCACCTAATGGCTCTGCTCCGGGATTTACAACTGGAAATGCCCAATTTATCTCAGCTTCGTTAAAAGCTACCGTGCTATCGCTCATTTTCTCTATCCTGTTCTTGTTGTAACAAATTGTTAATAGTATCCAAGACCTCTTGGAGACCAAGATAAACACCAACTGTCCTTTGGTACGATTCCCATGACGAAGCGTTTCCACACCCCAAGGAGAAAGCTATTTCAGCTTGTCGCGCCTTAATGACAGTGATGATCTGTGAAGTTGAAATCATTTATTTTTCTTAGCTTGTGCGAGTCCTCCTTGTGGTTTAGATGGGGTTTTTGATCCACCTTTGGGTTGATAAGATGTGCCGTCAAGCTTTTCGCCTTGGGCAATACGTTTGTGCTGTGGAACGTCCACAGACTTTTGCTCGTTATCACTAGACATTTTGTCCTCCTAAGTAAGATTGGGCACGGTCTTGTAGCTCCAATGCAGTTTTTGCCTGCTCATGTTGCAATTTATCCCCGTCATGGGATAACTTTGCAGATTCAATACGTTCTTTAGTAAGATTGTTCTCAGTATTCATGGCAACACCCATTTCTGTCTCTGCGGCGAACTTGTCCTCGTCAGCCTTGAGTTTTGCAGATTGCAATGCTTGGTCAGCCTGCAACTTAGCCTGAGACAATGTCATATCCATCTTGTCTCTCTGTGCCCTACGCTGAGTCTCAGCCATAGAGGTTTGGATCAAAGCTTGAGCTTCTGGATCTGGCGGTACTGCCTGTTGTTTCAACTGCTGTACTTGTTGCATCATCTGTTGGAAGATAGGCATGACGTATTGGAAAGTCAACTGGGAGTCTTGTTTCACGTGTTGAGCGGCTAGTGCATAGAGCTTGTCAATGCCATGTGTCACCTTCTCATCGTCATAATCCATGTGTTTATGCTTCAATGCACCGTTAACATACTCATTCATGCGATGCTGATACCATTTGCCCAAGTGATCTTGCACGTGCTCAACCATAGGCTGTAGCAATTGAGGCATGACTAATGGATTATTGCCACCAAAGACAGGATCTTGGTAGAAATCAATGTGGGTTTGGATGTGCGCTAGGTGATCTTGCTCGTCATAAGCCTTGGCAGGCTCTCCACCCATCATCATGATGTTCTCTTGCGAGGCATCAATCATCTTGTCTTCAGGCTCCATGATCATCAATTCATTGATCTGGGGCACTTTCATCTGCTTTAAGAAGCGTTCTAGTACCTTTTTAGTCTTGAATTGGTCTGGAAACTGTCCCATCAAGGCCATTACAGCCTGAGTTTGAGCCATTCTCTGCGTTTCAGAGAAGATATGTGGGTCAGAAACAGGAATAACGTCTGTATTGCGCTTGAAATCATCCCTGTGGATGTCTAAATCAGCAACAACTTCGCCTTTTCTCTGCTCGTCAAGATACCAACGGTTCAATCTGGCCAAGACTTTGAGCACACGCCCTTGGGATTCATGCAACCTAGCGTGAATTGCTGAGTAAACATGAGCGCCCTGCTCAATCAAGGCTTGGGCAGTACCCACAGGCATATTGTTGGTAGCGTCTGCAATCTTCTCTTCAGAGGTAGATACAACGCCTTTGGCGGCTTCCGTTAGCCAACCCAATAGCTCCATAAGCACTGCGCTTGGAGGATTGAATGGCATGGGCATAGCAATCTTACGTACGTCATCTACGCCCGGTGCGCCCTCGATCTCAGCCACCTGAGTGACCTCAACTTGCTGTGTCTGCCCTGACATCCTTGCGCCCTTGATCTTGAGCATGGTTGCAGAGTTATTAATGTGGGCAGAGTCCAATAGAGCACGTAAAGCACCCGTCAAAGCGGCACTCAGTCCACCAATAAGGTGAGGCATTCCAATAGCGTAAGCACCCCTCCAAGGGATAAACTTAAACTCGATCAGGTAATCGAGCTTTGTCATTGTCTCATCGCCCTCTTCCCAGTTCCTGTAGAGGCCAACGACCTTTTGGTCTAACTCATCCACCATCAAGATGTAAGGAGCATTCTCGCCCTTAGTGCGCTTGTCCTCGTCAATGTCTAGCCATGTATAGATGTGGTAGACGTTCCTGACTCCATCATCATTGTTTTCCCATTTCTTACCCTCAATCTTGGCGTTAGCCTTCTCCGAGTAAGTCTCTTCAGGTGTTTGCGAGGCGCGAATCAAGTCGATGTCACGATAAAGTCCTGCCTTTACCCTGCGCTCGAACTCCCATGATGTGATAGTGTTAACTTCTGTTACCCGTTGTGCGGTATAGAAGTTGGCGCAGGCGTAAGGCAAGTAGATATTGTCAATAGGTACAAATTCAGTACAGGGACGTTTTTTGTCTTCGTCATACCACATTTTGAGGTACTGTGAGCCACCAAGAGGAAGTTGGGTCAGTAACTGCTCTTGTTCGTCCCTGAACTCTTCAATCTGCTCAGTCAACTGCCAGTTCATGTAGTCACGCTTACGCTCTGCTACTTTGACTTTTTCGTCATTGACTTCGCCAATAATCTTTGTGCGGGTTGGGCCATCTGGTGGGAAAAGCTCTTTAATGGCTCTAGACGCAAAGTCTACGCAAGCTTCTGCCATGATAGGGTGAACGACTTTAGAGGCTCCTAGGAAGTTTGCGCCTCCGGGTGCATCCTTACCCATACCAGTCCGGCGTAAGCCCTCCTCGTACTGTTTATCGCGCTCCTCGCGGCTCTTCTTGTCATTGTCAATCAAGTCCATGTAATGCATGGCTATCTTGTTCAAGTCATAAGGGTCAAACACCTCTGCCAAGTTCTGGTAAAAGTCTTCGTCCTCATCAGGAGATGAATAGTTTTCTAGGTTAACAACGGCCGAACCATCAGCCTGCTCTTCAACGTCTAAGTCTTCATCATTGATGTCAACGGCCACACTTCCATCTTCATCAGGCTCTGATATGCCTTGAATGAATCGGTTGTAATCTTGTGGTACGGGCATTTGAGTAGCCATAATTATTTCCTTTTGAATGCTTTATTTTGCAATTCCATTTGCATTGCGTCAGAATTCTTTGTTACCTTAACTTTGCCGCCCTTTTTCTTGCCAGTCAGAGCTTTCATCTGTTTTTGATATTCGCCAATTTCGTCAATCAGTTGTTGATCAATAGGCTGTCTAGGGCCAACCATGCCAAATGATCCAAACTCTTGTGGCGATTGCTTTGGGTTTGCCCTTACTGCCTTAACTGTGTCAGGGAAAGACAACTCATAAGGAACAGGATATGGCGAGGTTCCCAAGAAAGAACCGGGGATGTCATGCGAATAAGTGGGATGGCTAGAGTAATCCAATGGCTGATCTGGCCTCATCTCACCAATTGACTTGCCAGTTACGCCTATCTCTAGATTGCGTAAGCTAGGCTCAGTGATTGCATGGGCAATGTCTTGGCCTCTAGGTATGCCAATCTCTTCGCTTAAAGTAGGCTTCATCATTAACTGATTGAAGTGCTTTCTAAGCTTGGGATCCATCTGCATCTGCATATAAGCATTGCCAATGTCTTCAACAGTCTCAAAGTTTGGTCTTGGGCCTTTAGACAACGGGCCACCCTTACGAATCAATTCATTGAGCTTTTCTATCTGCTCAGGAGTCATGCCAGACTTTGCAATAGCATTCAAATTGGCATCAGCAAGGTGTTGGGCATAGTAGTAGCTATTTGGCCCCATCATGACATAGTTACCCAATACTGGGGCGTTATATGCCTGCGAAGCTTCTTTGGCTAAGTTCTGTACGCCTTGTGCAGGGCCAAGTCCAGATGCCCAGAAGACATCTTTACCTTGTCCATACAATGGGCCGCCATGCTGTGGTGATGGAGACTCCAACTCGATGTCACCCACTTTGTGTAAGGTCTGGTTAGTAACAGTAGGATCACCTTTGATCCCAATCATTACCTTGCCCTTATGCTTGGCTAGGTCAACCATCTCAGGGTCAGGCATGGGTGTATCGACTCGAATGTCTACAGGCAAAGA